GGTATCATTTAAGCTTTCAAGCCACTCCCTTTTTTTTTCAATGTCAGAATGAATACGGTTTACCATCCGCTTGTAATATCGGATCATGTTCTCATAATACTGCATCGGTATATCCATGGCCACCATGAAATCGGAAATCGCATTCTCACGTGTAGTACGCAATCCCTGGATTCGTGCGGAGGTAAAACATTCATCGACAAACTTCATACATTCCATCCAGAACTCACGTTTTACCAGTTTGTTGAACTCTACAAATCCGGTATTGCTAAGCTGCCAATTATCGGAGGTATTTATAATCAATCCGCCTTTGAATATTCTTTCTGGAATCTGTACGGCTATATATTCCTGCTTTTCAGAGGGGTCCATTACACACATGCTACTTCTTTCAAATAAATCGGATGTGCCGTTATAGTTGAACATACGCTGTGAGCATGCCCTGGGACTTATCTTGACCATACTGTAATTGTTGACCAAATACTGCTCCATACATGTATAAATAGGGCTCATGAACGGAATAATCAATACATTTTTACCATATCTGCTTTCCATGTATTTTCGTAAATATATGCTTAGCTTCACATACATTACCGGAGGTGCAGATACCTGCTTGCTTGTGTTGTGACTTTTCATAAATATATGTAAATCAATTAATCAACAGCAAGTTACGGACGATGCAACATCAAACGGAATTTCATTCAACAAAAAAAAGTTAACAGATTAAGGGATGATTTTGCGCGATTTTCAACATTTTGCAATGACGCGCAATTTTCTTGCGAAGCATCTCAAAATACTTATTTATTTAATTTTCAATCATTTACAATATATAATAAATAACAGATAAACAACAATTGCCGATTGTTGATTGATTTTGAAGTGAAGAAAACGTATTTTTTCGGTAGAGAACAGATTTCAGACAGTCCGGCTTTTTCTCTTATGTCTATTGCGTAGCTTTCTTTGTTATACGATGAAGTTGGATATAAAGGAAGTAGAACGAAAGGGGAAAGGCACGCTTTGTCGGCCCGCGTTCCGCAGACCGACCTTTCCCTCCTTTCGTTCTTTCAGGTTTCCCTTCGGATTCCTTCCCCATTCGGACGCACCCAGAAGAAATGTTTCGACTGATGTGTACCCTATCCTAACGCCAAGGAAAAAATTATTTTAAAGGTTTTGTAAATTCATTTTTCGTGAAAAATCGGCAAAACGCTCTGAAATCATGTGTATAATATTGATTATCAATTAGTTATTCATTGCAAAAATTTCGCGCGCTGTTGGCGAAACGTGGAAAAATCGGCGAAGAATATACTTAAACTGCTGATTATCAGATTGCAAAGTATTTGGCAATGAAATGATGAATCCGGCAATGAATGGCTGTTCAGAGGGTATTTCTGTTTGAGAAAGATGAAAAATCGCCCGTTTTATCTCATTTTTCGAGAAATGCAGTGCCCGAGTTTATTAATAACCACGAAAAAATCTATTAATAACAAGAAAAGTGTTTATTAATGGCCACTGAAAAATCTATTAATAAACTCTTTGACCGATTTGTCATAAAAATAGGGGTGAAAAGGCTCGTTTTGTGCTCTTTCCACCCCTATACTCTTATGAGAATTTTGCTTTATCAGTTGAATCCGCCTCCCTGTCCTCCTCCTTCCTCTCCTGGCTGCTGGGGCTCTTCTGAATCTTCCACTTCTGAGATTCTCGTGAGGGATATCTGCTCGATCTGCGCCTTGAACTCTTTACTCGGCTGGAACAAGACTCTTTTCCTGACAATCTTTTCTCCCCCACTCACTTCTGAACTCTTGCAGGTGATGGCCGGCTTCAGGTATCCCATGTTGCCAAGGCTTACTCCATGTCCTTCGAGCATCCAGGTGCAAGCTGATTCCACCATGGTTTCTACCACGGCGCGACAGGTCGCCTTGCTGATTCCGGAACGGAGAGAAATCTGATCAATTACTTTTTCGAAGCTCACGGTTCCGCCTCGCACGGCAGAAGCCACATAGCGCTCCGTGTCTTTGTCGAATCCAAATGATTTCTTTACAACTTTGTAGTTAAGTCCCATAATGTGTTTTTCTAAAAGGTTAGCCGGATGGAATGCGCTTCGTTACGTTTCCACCCGACTGTAAATCTATTCCTCGAATTTTCGCTTATGAAGGACGAAAAATCAATCTTCTTTTGTGCCTCCTTTCTTCTTATTCATTTGTTCTTCTACAAAAAATTTCAAAAGTTCATTTTCGGTCTGTTTCATTCTTTCTTTCATTTCCTTCAAAACAGCTGCTTCTGTGATCTGACGACTTCTCTTTACCATGTCCGCACGCTCGTAATCCTGATCTTTCACAAACTGCTCTATCAGGCGATTCTGCACGTCGATATAGACTGATTCGATAACATGGCTTGAATAACGAATGTAATCGTCAATTTTTAGAATGCAGTGTTCTAAATCGTCTATTTTCTTTTCGTTTCGTGTCATCCAGCGCGATATGGCCCGGTAAATAAGGAAGAGTGCGGTGGAGTTTATGCAAATAAAAACAATGCTGATGATTAAGTCTGCGGTATTCATAATTAGTATTTTTTATTCCCGTGCATGCGCGGACGGGTGCGGTTGTACTTCATTTTTTGTTCGATGTGCCAGAGGAGGTCGAATCCTTTGATTTTGGAAATGCAATACATATCATTTAAAATATCTGCTAATAGTACGCCTAACGGGAAATTAGACGCACTGTATCTTCCAGTCAAAACTATCACATCATAGCAAAGTTCGGTAAAGGTTATTTTACTTAATTCTTTTATATGCTTTTCATTTATCGCATACGGAAGTGACACTTTTGAAAAATCTACTCCTCTTAATCCTGCCAGGTCAAATATACGGATGCAGACATCGGCCAATTCATCCTCTACACTATCTTTTATGCCGTGCGTAAAAGCATATTTAAACTCTTCGTCGGATCTCTCTCGCAAACTCATGTAATTATCAAATTGAATCCGATCAGCGTGTTTCCCTTTTCTTTCGGCCTGCACAGCTTCCATCAGCTCGCTAATGACCAGACAAAGGAAATGCTCGGTACTTAAATCCTCGTCGTGCCAACCGTGTTCTACTGCGTTCTGGTAGGCTTCATCTCGCAGTTTGTTCAGTTCTATTGTTTCAGTCGTTTCCATCTATTATGTTTCCTTTCTTGTTGTAATGAGTATTATTCATGTTCACCTTCTATTTGTTGTCCTCTTTTTCTTTACATCCCTCTCTAATTCGCTGTTCGTGGGTCATAAGTTCACGAAGTTTTTTCAGTGTGTGATTTTCTGATTCCAACCGTTGAAGTTCCGTTTCTTTATCGGAAAGAAACTTTTCTTCTAACATCCGGATGGCCGAAATAGCATCCTCCAGCGTGACGTATGCTGTATGGTTTTCGCGCCTGTGCAGCCGGCCTTGGTCATCCGTGAAATCTCCACTGGGGAGAAGGCGAAGATTTTCTCTCTCCCATCTTACCCTGTTTTTGCACCATACTTTCATGCGCTTCTTTAAAAATTGTATTGCGTCCATTCTACTCTTTTTTCTATAAGTTCCAACATTCGGTTAATTTTTATTCTTTGGCAGAGCTGCCACCAGTGCAAATCACGCCTTTGATTTTTCAGCTGAAGGTAAATGTCTTTAAGAACTCCTTCATTAACCTTCAATTCTTTATTTTCTTGCTCTACAACTTTCAATTTTTTTTCTAAACAATAAATGTAGTCGGTCAATGAATTGTGTCTTATCAGGATATGAAATACATTTACATTTTCATTATTCCCTATGTGTTTCCAATATAATTTCTCCCACCTACATTCTTTTTCATTTAAAGAGTTTTCCTCCCTCCGCTTAGTCGTTTTGGTAAGGTCAGAAATCTGTTTTTCCATCCTTCTATATTCCGATAGAGGGATGATTATTTTCTTCGTATCTTCTTCCATAGTTTTACTTTTTAGATTTCCACTCATTGCATAAATAATTACTCTCTGGTGTATCGGAAAACAAGCTACATTTCCCTCTATCAGAATCCTCCGACGGGATGAAATGAAGACATGTGTCGCATTCTCTCTTTTCTTCCTCATAATCCTTGCATCCGGGCAAGAAGAAACCTGTATCCTCTCCATTGTATCCATTCCCGACCCTGAATCTGAGAGGGCGAACAAACTCGCAAAGCTGATTATTGGGCTTTTGTTTCTCTCCTTCTTTCAACGGACGGAAATGGATGCAGTCGTCGCAGAAATTCACGGTGCGGAGCTTTTCCTCCCTCGCAATCGGTTTCTTCCGGTTGAGCCAGTTGCTTGTGTCGTTCAACGGGCATGCTCCGCAGTAATAATCGTCTTTGTAGTAAAGACAATATCCTTCGCAGAACACTCCTTTGATTTCTTTCAGCAGACTGGCCTTTATCTTTTCGACGTTAGCATTTGGCATGATTCTATCAAGTCTTTGTCTATTTCAAACCGGAGATAAAAGAATACGGTCCATTCCGAATGTTCTATATGCTCGGCGTATTTTACATCCTGGAATCCTTTTATCTTCAGGTATCTTTTGAATATCTTGAATCCAGCTGACATTTCCTTGTATTCTATATCATAGTCATCCGGTCCACATAGTGCGCACTGTCGTAGTAATATAATCCCATCTTCTATTGGGGATTTCTTTATCTCCTCTATGGCTGCTTCCAGCAGGCGTTTTGCCACGATGTTGGTCTTTTTAATGTGGTTGAATTTGAAATCTTCTTGTATGAGTATCATGGCTTTTCCTCCTTTTTGCTGAAATGTTCGATTAGTTCCTGAACGGTGGCTTTGTGAGACCACATAGGGCTATTTATGACGCATTCATCGTAACCTATAAATTTCATCCAATCACCTCTCTTTAAGGTTAAAAAGGACTCTGCATCAAAAATAAACCATTGGCCATAATCTGTGTCGTCACGTAATGATGCTATTGCCAGAAACATGTCTTCGTTAGTACCGCAGTCAATGTCGTTCGGATGAAGATGCTGAAATCCATCTTGCACGGAAATATACATTCCGTAATTGGCCGCCAACCATTCTCCCTTAAAATCGTCAAGAGTATTGGCTCTTTGCCCAAGCTCTTTAAGCTTCTTCCGCAGTTCCGGTGTGTTCTTCCGGATAAAACAAGGTTGTGTAAACATAAGCTGATTCTTATAAGTAGGTTAATGATTCTTTTATTCCATCGTTCAAAGCTTTCTCGAATGTGTCGGCATATCCGTCCATCTGCGATATGAGAGGCTGATCCTCCATGTCGTACAGACGGTAGTACCATCCGTGTTTGTTGATCTCGACAACGATGTGGATTTTCCCCTTTATGCGTACCCATTTCTGCGCATCATACAGTGTGGGAGCCAAGTATTCACCCTGGTATCTTGTATATCTTAACAGATTACGGAACTTCCTCACGTGAGACCATAATACGCTTAGCACCGATCGTCCTGTTTCATCCGTTATGTAACTGGCATGACAGTCTTCTCTATATCCTTTGTCCTGAAGAAGCTTGGATACTTCAAAAGTGACAAATTCTTCATCTTTTATGGTTCTTTCTATTGACATGGCATTATTGTTTAAATGGTTTCAATATGTTTTTTGTAAAGCCTAAATCTAATCCTCTTTCGTGGTAGAACTTCAATACTGCATCGTAACTGTGCCGGGTATAGAAACCTATATCGTCAAGGGAATTGATTATTTCCAGAGCCGTATATTTCTGGTAATCTTCAATGGTGAAGAAAGTGTTTGGAGAGTATTTGGAACCACCGGAAAACTTAAAGTGAAGGCTTCCTTCATGCTCCTGTACCTGAACTACCGGCCAACGGTAACTGTCCTTAAATTTAGGAACATTCTTCCATTTGAGTTCTGACTTTCGGCTTTTGTGGATTCGTATCTCAGGCATTGCTATAACTGAGTTTAATTGATTTTAGACAGTAAAACCCATATTAAGCAGACAAACATAATGAAGGCGACAATCCCTGCACAAATAACCGGAATCAGCATTTTCTTCCACAACATATCTGCCTTGTGGCATCGTTCGTTGATATAATTGATTTTCGTCATGTGCTCGCCAAACTGAAGCTCCATCATGTGACGTGTCCAGTCCTTCACCAATTTCCCAAATCTTTCTCTTGCCTCTTGTTTGATAGTGAATTTCCCTGCCGGATCAAGAAGCAATGAATCAGTTCTGAACTGGAACTGCTCGCTATCCAGAATATCACGTCCTCCGCTGCTTCGTATTTCCATGGAAACTTTAAGCCATGGAATTGCTTTGGTCTCCCACATTTCGAGGGCACGTTTTTCTATCTCTTCTGCGTTGGCGTTGGCCAGCTCTTTCATCTTTTCGTACTCGTCTTTCGGAACGAATACAACTGCTTTTTTATCGTCGATATACATAGCTCCTGGTTTTAGATTATTCTTTACTTTCCTGACTTTCTTCAATCATACGTTCCACTTCCTGAAGGTCGCAGGTGAATTTGTTCTCCAAGCTATCGTACTGGGAACATTCTTCGTCCACGTACTCTATCCATGCAGTTTTTGTCTCCAGGTTGATAATGATCATCGGTCTGTCGCAGGAATCATCTTTCCCTTGTACCCTATTGTTTAGGCGGCGTATGTGGTTTACGCAAAGAATAGATGGCAACTCTATTCCGTAATAATCGGCTATCGGGCCGGTGTAGATAATGTTTTTCGTTTTCATACCTGGGTATTTTAGTTCAATCATTGGTTTATGGTGGAATATCGGTCGTTTTATCTCGCTCCATGCGATTGGCCTTACATTGTAGGCCCATGTCCCGTCTGACATGATGAAGGAATTGGTGTATCTTCCGCCTTCCAGCATGACGTTCACGCATTGTCCTTTCGGAGGGAGTGACGCTTGTACGCTTTTCCATTGGTAGAAAGACGACGCATCCCATGAAGTCCACATTGCTTTTATTATGTCGTCAATGGAGAAGTGTATATTTTCATCGCTTCCTGAATCCTTAATCCGGTCGTTAAACAGGTTTGTGACGTATTGGTGTATATATTCTTCCTTATCCATGGCTTATTCATTTAGTTTAGGCTTCGGGAACCAGTAGTCACATTCGTAATCTCCGTAATCTTCAAAGTGGAAATCGGAAGATGTGGCCACTTTATACTTCCCGTCTTCCTGGTAGATATATCCGCTTACGAATGCTCCGTTTGATACCATACGGCAGATAACTTCCTCGTTCGGGTCGGGTTGACGTTCTTTTACGTTTGTCAGAAGACTTCCGAACATAGTATCCCATCCAGAGCAGAAACCTGCAAAATATTCATCTGCATTGCAGTTTTCATCACATTCAGAGGCTCCACTATTCCCATCGCAATACATACATTTCTCTACAAAACGACATCCGTATTTCTTCGTTTTACAAAGAAAAAAGGCTTGTATGCTTTCCTTTGCTTTTTCTTCTTTCTTATCCATTCCTTTCAGATTTTTTATTGTTATTACACTCTCTACATTCGGATACGCTCGGAGCATATACTTTTCCACATACCGGGCATACCCATCCTTTTTGCTCCCTGTTGGTAATACATTCATACTCTTTTAATTGCAATGCAGCTAAAGCTATATTAAATGTGACTATTTCTACAGGTGGATGGCTAACACCGTGTATAAATTCATACATTGATTGATTTTTCAAAAACTCTTCTGCTGTCATGACTGTTTCATTTTACAGATACCACATTCGGATAAAATCCCGCAAAAGGCAATTCCAATCCCATGGTTCGGAACGTATAAGTGCTGTCGACCTTAATCCTACCGAGTAGTTCAGGATGGGATAAGAAACCGTCTATGCTTATTCTCATGGTTCCTCCGGAAGTGAAAAGTAGATAATAAACCTCGGTAGTCGTATTACCTTCACTTGAGGTTACATTTTCTATTTTCTCAATCCGGTTCACAGTGGCCATTACTTCACGCTGGTTGGAAAATGTAACAATGCCGGCCAATAACATTAATACAACAGTCACAATTGCTATAAATGGTATTTTCTTCATAATCATATTAAGTCTTATTTTTTCATTTTTATTCGTTTACATGCGTTATAGATTCCGTCATTCAAAGCTTCTTCAAAATCATCCCAGCAACCACCATCATTAGGCCCTTTAAGGTCATAATCTGTAATGAATGTTCCATTGTCAGCTTTTGACATAGACCAACAGTAACCGCAAGCGTTTCTGTATATTTCGACAGATATATTCTGTTTCTGCCGAAGATACTTTTGAGCCTCGTATAAGGTTGGGCATGAACATCTTTTTTCTGAAAGATTGAAATTTTGCTCATATTCAGATGGACAACACCTAAGCCCGTTCTCTAAATATGAATATTTGCAGTTTTCATTAAATCCTATTTCTTTAAAAAGCAATCCCACATCGTGTGTTACATAATCTTCCGGTCTAAACATGGCTATTTCCATTTATAAGGGTTATTATCCAAAACTAAAGCTGAAACGGCCAGTCCTTGTGCGATCAGGTTGCGGTAGTCTATGTGACACTGATGCAGCACGTGAAAGACTTGCTGGAAATGACGAAGGCCCAATTGAGTGCTGTTATGCTTCCCTTCTTCCGGAGTAATAAAGAAGCTCTGCAAGTTCATTTCGCACACCTTACATCCCCAGGCGAAGAACTCCACGCATTCTCTTTCTTCGTCGAATTTCCAGGTGGTATAAAGGCCCATATATCCGTCGAAATCGAATGCTTCTGCCAGGTACTTCATCGGGCATATTTCCGAGCCGTTCACAAAGATTTCTTCTGTGATTGAAGACAGAGGATAGAGTATCGGTTTTATATCTCCCAATCTAAACCCTTTCCCGCGACATCTTTCGCCTTTTAATGTTTCGGCATTCAGGCCAATTTCGTTACCATTCTTGTCTTTTTTCTTATAAGCCCATACCTTATATTGGTCGGCTAAGTTTATAACGTCCATTTCAATCATTCCTTGTTTAGTGATAAACGCCAATCGGAACGGTAATCTGGCTGAAATATCTTCCAGCAAAAGTTCTTTTTCTTCTTCTTTCATTCTCCATCAAATTTAGTGATTACATAATCTGCTTTGTTCCGTCCTGTATAAAAGGAGACAGCCGCAATCCTGGCTCTTAAAATTCTTTCCGGGAACTCTTTATTCAACAGTTCTCCTTTCCGGTAGTATGCGACGAGTGAAGTCGCATCTATGACAAAGGAACCGCTAATAACAGGGTACTTTTTCAGGGTTTCTTCGATGAACTCTCCGACGGTATATCGCCTGTCAAAATCCACATATCCTCCTACGTATGGAGAAGCATGGTTGGGAAAGACTCTAATTAGTTCAAACATTTTTCTTCTCCTTTCTTATTTATTCCAGAATTAAAATCGGACGGGACACAATGCTTATAACATTACGCTCGATGTCTTCATCACAGCAAAATTTCAAAATCCACATTGGACCTCCTTTTACGAATGCGCAAGTTTTCCACATTTTCCCATTATATAGGGCCGATGGCTGAGATCCGCTGTAATCTTTCAGCTTATCAAAAGACTTTCTATACATAACGGCACATTCTTCATCCACCAAAATCTCGCTTTCGTCAGGCTGTTCCCAGTTCCTCCCTAGCGGATCAGTTATCTTTGGAATTTGAATCAGTTTATTCATGGTCATCTTCTTCTTCCATTTTGTGCCCAGGACATCCTCCTCCGTAATAATCAAAATCCGGACAGTCGTCACTATTCCCTAAAGGCATACACTTATAACCTTTCTCAATGCAATCGTTTATGAATTGTCTGGCTTCAGCATCATTCAGTTCTTTCCCTTCTACAGTTAAAAGTCCATCCATGCTTTTGCCTTCATAGAATTTTAAGATTCCTTTCAGACTCCAGCTCATGTGTCTAATTACTCTCATACTTCTTCATTTTTATTGGTATTGATTTATCTCTCACTTTTATGGTTTTATTCAACTATCAGGTGGTTATGAATTTCCATAATTTTCAGAATCCGAACTTCGCACCTCATAATCCCTAAATCTTTTGCGATGGCTCCTTTTGCCGCCTGGTAAAGCGTTGAATGTTCCGTCTGCTCTTCTTCTGTTCGGACCGGAAGAAGGTATTCTTCACGGAATCTAACCGGAGGTGTACCGGCTTCAAAAGCCACGGAAAAGTTCTTTTTTATTAGCATTTGTCATTCTCCTCTCAACTTCTTATCCAGCATGATCTGCAGTGCTTCATCGCCGCGTCCCATCTTATTCATCATTTCGCCCACCTGCTTGTCGAAATCGCTGCTTTGCAGGCTTACCAGTGCTATCATGGCGAGTGCCTGTATCTGGCTTGACTGAATGGCTGTTACTTCAATGACTTTTTCCAGCATACCAGCATCCGAGAATCCTCTTTCTTTCATGGAAAGAAGACCTTTTGCATTTTTCGTGCTGGACTCTATTGTCTGAAGTATGTATTTCAATACTTCTTTTTTATCTTTCAATAAATCTGCAATATCCATAAGCTTATTAAATTAGTATAGGTTTATCTACTTATCCTGTTCTACTTCTTTTGCAAGTTCATGACCGATAATCTCTCCGCAAATTGGGCATTTCACATTTTCATGACCTGAAAAGAAGTTAGTTCTAATATCTTCATGTCCGTATCTAAGTAGAGACTTACATTTAGGACACTCGACTTCCCATTCTTTTATTTCACCTTCTCTTATCACTCTCATGGCTTATATCTTTCAATTATAATTATTAGTTTTTCGGCATTTTCATAAAACACATCCATATAGTTGTACCGTTATTCTTCGTAGTATGCCCAAATAAAGGTTTGTAATCCGTAATAGCATTGATTACTTCCTTTACTTTTATCTGGTCCTGATTCCACTTGAAGATAAGCACACCGTAATCATCCAGCACTCGCATACATTCATGTATGGAGCCATTAATGAAACTTTTCCAGTCTTTTGGCAATTTCCCGTACTTTTTGGCCAACCAACTGTTTTCACCGGCTCTTACCAAATGAGGCGGGTCAAATACGACCAATTTAAAGGTATTATCATCAAAGGAAAGGTTTGTGCAATCCTCAATCTTATCGGGCTTCACAGAAATTTTCCTACCATCACAAAGTGTATCTTCAAAATTTCGTATGTCTGTAAATAAAGCGAGCGGATTCTCTTTATCGTACCAGAACATCCTGCTCCCACAACATACATCAAGTATTGGTTTATCTTGCTTTTCCATTCTTCTTCAATTTCTTCATCTCCTTTACTATCTTCAAAGCTTCACCCAACGTCTTTCCAGATTGTACCAGCTCAAAGGTTTTCTTCCTTCCTAATGCTTTGTAAACAGGAATCCAGTCAGTCTGTACCAGGTCGGCAGGTTCTCCGGGAGGTATTGCTTTCCCATCCTTTACGTAATACGGACTGCTCGGATCACTCAATTCATACAGGGTTATTCCATCCTTGTTTACGATGGAGTATTCTTTCTTCCTGAATACAACTCCACCATAATATCGGGCAATAGAAAGCTGGCTGTTTGCCCAATAGGATTCTTCCATGATTACAGGTACTTCCATTATTGGTATTCCTCCTTCCCTAACCTTTTTCGCTCCTCGTCCAATGCCTGAAGCTTTTCAAAAAGTCTGTTTGTTTTAGTTTTCTTTTCTTTAGATGTAATTTTCTTGAACGCCATACCGATGGCAATCATTGAAATTCCTGTTTTTATCTGCTGGATATCATTATCCAGTGTTTCTAAATCTTGAAGTGTGTCTTCATTGATAACCACATTGTTAAGCTCGTTCATAACTTCTTCAGCGTCCTTCATACTGATTCCTGAAACAAGCATCACGGCTTTGATAAAATTCTTTTCCACTTCGAAAGTGATACTCACTTTTTCATTCTGATTGTTTTCCATAATTATCAATTTAATTAAATATCCTTTGTACCCACTAAATGTTCATTCCCATTAAAAGGAACGATTTTCTTGTAACTGCGTCCTGAACACACATAATAAGTTGTTCCACGAGTGATTGAACGTATGTGACTGAAAATGTCGTATCGCCATTCTCCCCGGCCATCGAAACCTAAAACCGGCATGCCAGGAGTAAAGGTGTTTATTTCCGGTATCTCAAGCATAAGGTCAAAATCGCTTTCCGGATTGAACTTTTTATATTGTGCTCCGTTTGCAGCAAAATGATAGCAATCTTCCGATACACCCGGAATAAGCACTATTGCACATATAGGATAGTCTATATTAGCCATATCGAACATAAGAATTTTGGATGGATAGCCTTTTCTCGTTACAATCTTTCCTTCCATTTCTCCTGAAGTGATCTTCTTCGCCATTTCCAGATCGAACGGTACTTTCATAAATTTATTTTCCATAACTCATTAATTAAAAATCTTTTCCAATTCTTCTTTTGTGTACCAGCTTTGAATGTTCAGCGGTTTTATACTATATAGCATATCCCGATAGGTATATTTATCATAAAACCACTTTATTGCATCCGTATAATTAGGGTCTCCTCTTTTCTCGTGACGATCGTTATAACATTCAGCAACTTCAGCCAACAAACATCTGAATTTATGCACTTTCCTGTTCCTGTAAAGAATATATACACAGAATATCAGTGCTATCCATGAAATTATTTTTAACAAAATCATTATACTTTCCATATCTCTCACTATTTTAAAGTCCTACATCCATCGTCATCGGAACAGAAGTGTCCACAAACAAATGTCCTACAAACGAGCCGTTGAAAAGTATAAAAGTCCCTATATACATCATGCAAGGATCAAGGTTTACCTCTTCGCCGGTCATTACCATACGGAACTTTACTCCCCGTTGTGGCTTTGATTCATCCTCCATCGCCCAGATATATGCTTTCTCGTTTACCACCGCGAGTTTCAGCAGATTGCTTCCCTCGTGAAGCGGAAGCGTAAACTCTGACGCTGCCGGGATTTCATGTTTTAAAATTCTTGCCATATTCTTTTCTTTTTAAGGTTATTAATCATCCATTTCCAAGCGCTGCTTTTCCAGCCATTCTTCGTCGGTTTCCGGGCAGGAAAGTATCTCTTTGGAGTCTTTTGGTTCCTCTCCCAGCTTGTAGAAGAAGCACACGCGGGTAAATTTCCGGACTCGCTCCGTGCGGCGGATCGTGTCGTTCATAAACTCCTGCTCCCAGGCATAGTGACGGGGGTATTTGGAGCCTTTGTCCGAGCGGTAGACAATAGAAGGATTCATGGTGTACTGCATGTTGAAGCAGTATGCCTGAAGCTTGTCTATCATTTCGTTTTTCACGGATTTCACGCTCTGCATCGTCACCGCGTCGCCCCGGTGTTCCAGGTAGCTGATGGCCATTTCACTGATGGATACCGGACGGCACCAGTGCCACTGGTTCGCAAAGAAATGGTTGGCCCAGTCGATGAATACCTGGTCCTTAATGGCGGAATATAGGATTCGCATCTGGCCGTCCTGCGACATGGGCGGTATCAGGCTTTCCTGCAGGCCGAGGTAGAACTGGCAGCTTTGCAGCATCATGTACACCGCTTCGTCGCGTTCCTCTTCGGTGGCTTCCAGAAAGATGTCTTTCCCGAACTTGGTCTGCGGTGTGCGTTTCTTGAACTGGCCGGCGTAGTCCTCGTCGTGATAGTAATCGCTCTGCATGGCCAGGAAGATACGGCGTGAGGTACTTCCTTCGGTCATGTCGAACGGCATCTTGTTCATGGTAATGAATATCTTCGGGGTAGCTTCGCGTGGCAACGTCATTTCGTCGTGATACAGGGTCTTTACCGTAATGTTGTCCGTAATGTTGTAGAACTCGCTTCCCATCATGTCGGGACGAAGGTCGTCTATCAGACACATGCTGTCTACGGTATAATGGAACTTGTCGAAGTTCTTGGCCATATTCTCTTTTTTCTTCAGGGTCTGACCGGGAATGTAGCACACCTTC